GGGTTGGGTTAATGCGCCACGTTGTTGCTGTATGTAATCAACAGTTTGTGGGACTTGAGTCGGTCTAAAATTGCCACCCATACCAATAGGATTAAATTGCCCAGGTTGCCCAAGCTGCTGCCTTTGTGCGTTAATATCTGACCCAAGTCTACGAAGTTCTCCTATGCGATCTTGCAAGGCTTTCTTTGCTTGCTGCGGTTGCATATTACCAACATCCATTGTTGACCCCGTAGGTGCTGGGCTACCTCCTGCACCTTGCCCATCATCAACTTGTACTTGTATGGTTTTTCCAAAATCGATTATTTGTTTTTGTGCGCTTAAATAGTTGCCATACAATACACCTGCTGCACCAGAACCATCACCTTTTAATGGATAGCGTGCATCACCATCGTTTGCTATTTCCATATATTTTTCAAATGTGATTGGATTGCCTGTTTCAGGATCTTCAACAGTAGTCTCTAATATTTTACCAGAGTGTGAAACAAGAGATGCATATTGCTTTTTAGTATCAATAGGAACATTCTTTGCGGTTGATAGGTATTTAATATAATCAATTCTTGCACCTAAGTACTCCAATCCTTTTTCAAAATTTTCCCTTTTTAGTTCTTCACCTCGGTAGTCAAACTTCGATTTACCCTTTGCACCACCAAATGCATCAATTAAAAAGTTTTCACCATCGATTTTTCTAGAATCGAGTTCTTGCTTTTTAATTGCTAGGCTTGTGTCACCAGGCATAAGATTCTGTTTCTGTTCATTTGTCATTAAAGAGGTTGTGAGTGCTGCTTCCGTAGCTTTAGCTCTTGGGTCAACTAATTTAATGCCAGCTCTACTTTTTGCAGAGCTAAGTAAAGCCGCTTGCTTTTCTGCGTCTGTTTTGTAGTCCAAATTATCTGATGCTGCATCTGTTTGCTTACCAAGAAGATCAAGTTTCTTTAACATGTTTTCTTCTTCCTTAGTGAGTCCCCTTTCTCTCATTTTCGCAACTTTAGTATTTATATCAGAAAGAATACCTTTATCTTTTCCTAGTTGTATCTGTGTATCTTTTAATTGATTAGTTATATCAAGATTAACTCTACCCATCTCGTTGGCAATTGCACGTGCTTCATTCTGCGCAGCCCTAGCCTCAACCTTATCCTTCATAGCAAGCTCGCCAGCTAAACCTTTAAGGTCTGCCATACTCATATCTCCCTTGCTAAACTTTTCTAGTCTTTGGAAATTCTTTTTATCATCTACCTCATTACCTGTGCTAGTAAATGAATCCATGTATTGCGGAAGCATGCCCTCAATCTCACCTGTAAGTTCTGCACGCTTCTCCTTATTAAGCCCATATTGCTGAATCATGCCACCAATCTGTTGCCCCATGTTGGCAAACATTTGGCCTTGCGCACGCCCGGCTTCCATAATGGGTCGAGTATCGACCCGTGCCAGCGCTGATCCGTAATTTCCGCTAAAGAATGGTTTTCTTGCCATAATATTTTATCTCCCTATTTTTGAATCCATCCATCTGCGGATGCGTGCTTTTAGCCTTGGCTTATCTGATATAAAGTTTGCAAAGCGTTCTCCGTATTTTATGTAGGTTGCCCTAAACCATGATGGTGAATCATTGAGCATCCACTTGCGGAATAATAACCATGCTGGATTATGCTCGCCATATACTTCTCTCGCTACCCAGCAGAATCCACCAAGTAATGTAGCTCCACCACTTGCAGCAGCACCTGCTCCACCAAGCAACCCACCACCAAGCGAACCAAGTCCACTAAATATACCAGCAGTCTTAGTTGCATCTGCTGCAACATTTGCGTTGTACATATTGGCAGCATTAGTTGCTTGGTTTTGTATGTATCCTAGTCCACTCTCTGGGTTAAGATATTGTGGGCCTGAATTAAGTCCGTAGCCTGCCTGTCCAAATACAGACTGCCCGGCTTGCAAGCTACCTCCTCCTCCTCTGCCCAACACTGCTTGGAATGGATCGAGGGTGGATTGGTCTTCTAATGCTGCAAGTCCACCAGCAGCTTGGATGTAACCAAGAATACCTGACTGCTTGAGTTGTTCATTCAAGCGATCCGCATCCATTTGCGCGCCTGTCTCAAATTGGTAATTGGAAATTTGGTTAGCTAAGTTGTTTAGCTGAACTTGCATGCCCTCTTGCGCACCATACTTATTTGCCTCCTGGCTAAACTGCTGATTAGCCATTAATCGTTGCTGATTAAGTTGTGCCTCTGCTTGTTCTTGCGTGAGTCCAGCCTCCAATGCCATTGCACGAGCTTGTTGGGTAAATCCAGCATCTGCCATTGCTTTTTGCTGTGCCATGTTTGCTTGCAACTGCTCTTGGTTTAGACCAGCTTGCAAACCACTTTCTCGCCTTTGTTGCTCTGCTGCTGTGTTTGCTAAATTAGCTTGCTGTGCAAAGCCTGCCTGTGCTTGTTCCCGTCCTAGTCCAGCCTGCACACCAAATTCTGCTGCTCGGTTACTTGCCTGTTGGTTTGCAAGTGCAGCGTTGAGTGCTTGAGAAGAACCAAACTCGGATGCTCGGTTACTTGCTTGTTGATTTGCAAACGACTGAGCTTGCTTTTGTTGTGCAGCTAATGCTTCTTGGCTCAGACCTGCTGCCATACCAGCTTGTAATGCCTGGTTACTTGCAGCTTGATTTGCAAGTTGTGCTTGCATGTCTTGCCCAGAAGAATACTGAAGTGCTTGATTTTGTGCTGCTTGGTTTTGCATGGCAGCTTGTAAACCACGCCCTAAGTCAGACTGTTGTAACCCTGCTTCTTGTCCAAGTGCAGATTGTGCAAATGCTCGGCTTTGCATTTTACGTGCGTTGTCTTCAGCAACCCTTGCCTCTGCCTCTGCAATTGTACCTGACTGGTCAAATGTTCTGCCCATCATGGTGGATCTTGCACGAGCAGCCTCTGCAATTTGGCGCTCCTCACGATCAGTAAGCCCTTGGTCAAGTCCAGCCTCTGCATCTTTCATTAATCTAGCACGCAAACTATCTGCTTGTATACGTCCACCATCTAACCCTGCAACTGCACTATAACCTCTTCCTGTTACTCCAGCGCTTGGAGTGTAAGATGTGGCTGCGCTTAATGCTAATGGGTCTGCTGCTTGTGCTGCGGTGTAACCACTACCTGTGACATTTGCGGTTGGGTTGTATGTTGTGCCAGCAGTTAGCTTTTGCCCGGTTATATCTGCTAATTCATCATACCCTGTTTTTGCAGTTAACGACATCGGGTCTGCAACCTCTGCACCTGTAAAAGAAGTATCCCCTGCTAAGTCAACTGCTGTGGTATTTTGTGCTGCGTCAAAGCCTTTACTTTCTAGTGATAGCGGATCAGTTATACCTTGTGGCCCACCAATTGCCCCTGCTCCCGTAAGTGAATCTTTTTGTCCCTCTAGTACTTCTCTAGCAGACTCAAGTGCTTCCTGAGTGCCGGGCTTGTAATCTTCCATGATGTCCTGGTATGTACCAGATAAACGAGCAACATCCTTTAAATCACGCTCTCTTTGACGAGATAAGTTACCTGCTTGGATATCCTCGCCATACGCAGATAAACCTAAGAAGTTACCACTCTCATCAAATCCAGCTTGTCTGCCTGAGTCTTCTTGTTCGTAGGTTGTAGGTAGTTCCCTGCCTTCTGCTTTACCAAATGCCTTATAATGATCTTCCCCAAACTCTTCAATTGTACGTGTGTCTCCTGCTTGACGAGCAGCAGTAAATTGATCCATTTGATCCTTATTTTCTTTTATGTATGATGCGTAGTCTGGTTTCGCAACTGTGTTTTGCACGCCTCGCTTGTCACCAAGCAAGTCAACCATGCCATCACCTCTTGTTTGTTTTTGAAATGTATAGTCAGTTAGGTTGATATCTTCGTCACCACCTGCATCAGATATTTTTGTTTTAATATCTGTATACGAAGTGCCTACTTCATCTAAAAGAGTAGTATTATGTGCGGCTGTTGCTTTCCATCTTGTATCAAGTAAACTTTTTTTCTTAGTATAGGTATATTCCTCACCTTGCTCATTCAATTGCGTTGGTAGTCCACCCGTCCTTTTAGTAATGCCGCCTGTCTTTGTGTCAAGAATACCATAAGTTGGAGACCTTCCGTTTAATTTTTCCTCTGAAGTCGCATCTTCTTTAAATGCTGTTGCCCTTTGTCCTGGATCAATCTCAACCTGTTGATACCTACTGCCTGCGCCATCTATTACTTTTCCATTTGGTATGAAGAATTTACCATCTTTATTCTGCTTTACTTCAGATGTTCTATCACCACCTAGCAAAGTCTGCTTCAGTATATCTGTGTCTGTCTGTGCAGTCTTCTTACGAATCGATTCTTCGAGTGGAAGTAAAGATTCAAGTGAACCTGTACTTTTAAAGTCTCCTGTGCCTGTAAGTAATTGTACCTGTGCTTTAAGTGCGTCTGCCATGCCTTCGCCATAACTTGGCTGCGCAGGCATTTGATATGTTGTTCCTCCTCCCATTTTTATTTCCTCCGATTAATTCGATTAAAGTCGTACCATTTTATTGGTTGTTTTTTTAAATGCCTCATCCATCCAACAAAAGATAGTGGATAGGGTATGCGGTTAATGAACTCGGATATTGCATCATCTCCAATTGCTGTTCGGACATACCATGCATCTGGTGTGACTACTCCCCATTGCTCATCTGGATGTATGTCTGTATCTGTCCGTACTGCTTTTCCAAGTAACATGGTTTGTGGTGTAATAAATACATACCCATAGGCTGCATACGCACTTAAATCCTTGAACATATCGCCTTTAGTTGAATCGTAAAATTCCTTTGCTCGTTCTAATATATTCATGTACTAATTGTCGCTCCTAATGCGACCACTTTCCATGCAGATCCATCAGATACTGCGACTGTTGCTGCACCTGCATTTCCATCTGCTACGTAAATCATTTGCCCGGCTGGACTAGCGCTTGGAACGGCAGCTAGATCATATGATTTTAGTGTCATTATTGTTCCACTAATTTCATTAATCGTAACAGTTGGGCTGCCTAGTTGGTTTAAATTGGTGGACGAAATATCCACACCTGTTGCGTATGTAAAGCCCGGTGTAACTGTTGCAGTAATTGTCATCTATGCAACTTCCCTTCTTGCTGCTGCCCCCACCCCAATTGCTTCCAAGCTAACATGTCTAAAGCTTGGTCTGCCTGCTGTGACATTGATTTCTACTTCTGCGCCATACCCACGGGTACGACCCGTACCAAAGCGGAAGAGTGCTTCTTCTGTGCCATCTGCTGTATGGCTTAATACTGTGGTGCTTGCATCTGGATCTAGTGTGTTGACCTTAATATTAAATGCATCTTGGTTTACTGTGTTTGCACCTAGTTGTCCACGCTTCCAACTCTTCACACTAATATCTCCAAGGGTGTAGGAACGTGTGACAAGTTTACCTGCAATTGCAGTTGTGCCGGACTCAGATGTACTTCCTATCTTGCGACCAGAATCATCTATGGAGTTTTCTTCCATGAGGTAAAATCCTGTGTCATTACATGCGAATAATCTACGCCTTGTTGGTGCAGATCCATGCGAGCAAATTACCCAATCATCCACATGAAATGCCAAGCTACCTGACATTGCTGGGTAGGAGTCAACACTAGTCCATGTTGATGTAAGCAGGTTAAACACGAAAATCTTGTTAGGTACTGTTGAACTACCTGTGGGTACGGCAAGATAGTAAGAGTTGTTATACACGATACCACATGCAGTATCTGCTGCTGCAAAGTTAACCTCATCAAACTGATCCTGTATGGGTCTGGTCATGGGTATGGTTTCGCCACTTACTTTACTTATAGCTACTCCAAGTCCCTTGGCAGGGTCTGTACCAGGTGACAAGACGATGACCCCATTATCTGACAGGAAGAATGTTTGTGGGCCAGACTGTGCGATTGATTTGCGTGCCACACATCCATGCTGTCTTGTAATCTCGTAAGTGTTAGCTGCGCTTGTTGTGGCAATGTTGTTAATCATATGGATGCTATTACGCATGAACACGATTAACTGATCTTCTTGGTATGGATAAAAGCCTACAAGAAAATCTGCACTTCCTTTATTTATTCTAAATTGTGAGTCAGCAGCGTAGTAATTATCGGTGTCTAATAAGTCAGACATGATAATTGAATAGTTACTATCTGTGGGTTGTGGAATGATTAAGCGATTGCGAAAGAATACACCATAATCTGTGTTTGGACATTGTATGCGCCCAGCACCTGGACTTCCATTTGCTTTAACTACAAAGTCAGTAGGACTGCTAAAATTTCCATCCCATTCAAGTGGTGTTTTATTTTTACCACGAAATAAAATTAGCTTCTCAAGTGACTGTACAAAGCTCGCCCCATCTGCTTCTGCCACTACTTCACTACCAGGATAATCGATGTTGATACCAGAGTTATTTGCATCATTCCAAATGATTGCTTTTGACTTTGTTGCAACCACTACAAACTCTGTGCCTGTTGCTGGGTCGCTGAACAATGTGCTGGCAAATACACGCTCATCTGATCCGTTGTAAGTAAGTGTGACACTACCTGCTAGGAAATCTATACCTTTGCGTACCTCTGCAAGATCACCAATCAAGCGCATATTCTCGCTTGTCTGTACGAAGCCCGGTTCTAAACTTGTTGCTTCTTGGTATGAATCGAAAA